AGCGTTTTGGTGTGAATAAAGGCGCGTCAGCGTCTAAGTTTCGTGGTCAGATTTCGCATACTAAAGCGGTGAATTTGCCGCGTCAGGTTATGCGTGGTGGTTGGCGTCTGTAAAGATGCCTTGTTATAAGCCCATAAAAGCATGGAAGCCCCTCGAAGGAGGGGCTATCCTTTTTTCTGAAAAGAAAAATTGTCGTGAGATAGCTATTAAGTGTGGGCAGTGTATTGGATGCCGTATTGCCAAGCGTGAGGCTTGGGCGATTCGTTGCTATGCGGAAAGCAAGATGCATAGCGTTAGTCATTTTGCGACGATAACATATGATGATTTGCATTTGCCTGCGGATCAGTCGCTAGATTATAAGCATATTCAGTTGTTCAATCGTTACATCCGGCGTAAGCTTGGAGAGTTTCGTTTTTTCGTTTGTGGAGAGTATGGTGATAAGACTAAGCGTCCGCACTATCATGCGTTGTGGTTTGGTCTTGATATTCCCGATTTGGTTAAGTGTAACAGCGTGTACTCCCGTCATGATATTTATGAGTCAGAAACAATCAACAGATTGTGGGGAAAGGGAGGCGTGCGAATCGGGTCTGTTACCTACGAAAGCGCGAGATATTGCGCGGTGTATACCACTAAAAAAGTGAGTGGTGATTTGGCGGCGCAGGAATATGGTCGAGTCAATGTAGAGACTGGTGAAACGTGGCAGGTTCAGCCCGAGTTTGCGCGTATGTCGCTGAAGCCCGGATTAGGGCTTGAATGGTTGCGCTTGTATTGGAAGGACATTTTTGTGTCCGGCGCGGATGGTGTGCCGATTAATGGTAGTGTTAAGCCGATACCGCGTTATTTCATGGATAAGTTGGAAGATATTGACGACGATGTTTTGCAGGAATTTAAGCTAAAGCAGCTTTCTAAGATAAAACCAGAGGAGTGTAGTTATGAGAGATTGGTAGTTAGAGAAACGGTAGCGAAGTCTAGAGAATCATTTAATAAAGAGCGTAAAGGTAATCATAATGCGTTATAAGATTGTTACGGTCCGTGATCGGGCCTTGGATACTTTCGGTCAGCCCGTTTTTGTTGCGGCGATTGGTGCCGCTGTTCGTTCGTTTGGTGATCAGATTAAGGATGAGGGTTCTCCGATGGCTAAGCATCCGGAGGATTTTGATCTGTATTATATTGGTGAGTATGACGACCAGACTGGCGAGTTTGATGGTTGTCGCCCTTCTCAGGTGGCAGTTGGGAAGGATTACGCGAAGTAACGCTGCCGATGTTGCCCCGTTGTGAGCGGGGCTTTTTTTCTTTCAGGAGTTTGTGATGCATCGTAATCAGTCAGTTAACACGCATCAGTTTGCAATGGTGCCGCGTGCGGATATTCCGCGTTCTGGTTTTAAGATTCAGACCGCGCATAAGACTACGTTTAATGCGGGTGATTTGATTCCTATTTATTGCACGGAGATTCTTCCCGGTGATTCGTTCAACCTCAGGGCTACGATCTTTGCGCGACTCGCTACGCCGATTGTGCCTGTTATGGACAATATGTATCTGGATACTTTTTTCTTTTTCGTTCCTAACCGGCTAGTGTGGGATAATTGGGTTAAGTTTTGCGGTGAGCAGGCGTCCCCCGGTGATTCTACGGATTATCTTGTGCCGGAATTGATTGGTCCCACGGGTGGCCATGCTGCGGGTAGTCTGGCGGATTATTTCGGTATTCCCGGTGAGGGACAGATTGGTGCGTCGAATGTGTTGCGTTTCAATGCGCTTCCGTTCCGCGCTTATAACCTGATTTGGGATGAGTGGTTCCGTGATGAGAATTTGCAGAACCCGACTTATCGTTATACGGGTGACACGGCGCAGGACCTTAATCCTAACTACGTTATTAAAAAGCGTGGTAAGAGGCATGATTATTTTACGTCGTGTCTGCCGTGGGTGCAGAAAGGTGATTCTGTACAGTTGCCTCTTGGTGCGTCCGCTCCGGTGATTCCGGTTGATTCTAATGCCGTGCCGACGTTTTATGTTGGTACTAATACGGCGCAGCCGCGAAATTTCCGTGGTGATACTACGGGTGCGACGGAAGTTAAGTTTAATGCGGCGACTACTGCTAACGGTGATGTGCGTTGGAATGATCCGCAATTGGTAGCGGATTTGTCTACAGCGACTGCTGCGACGATTAATCAGATTCGGCAGGCGTTTCAGATTCAGAAACTTCTTGAGAGGGATGCGCGTGGTGGTACGCGGTACACTGAGCTTGTTCGTAGCCATTTTGGTGTTATTTCTCCTGATGCTCGGCTTCAGCGTCCGGAATATCTTGGTGGTGGCTCTACTCCTGTGGCTATTAATCCAGTTGTGCAAACTTCTGGTACTGCCGGTTCTAATGGTTATACGCCTACGCCGCAAGGCAATTTGTCGGCGTTCGGAACTGCGCTAGCTTCTAGTCATGGGTTTACGCAGTCGTTTACTGAGCATGGTTATATTATCGGTCTTGCGTCGGTTCGTGCGGACCTGAATTATCAGCAGGGTTTGCGTAAGATGTGGTCGCGTCGTACGCGGTACGATTTCTATTGGCCGGTGTTTGCGATGCTTGGTGAGCAGGCGGTGCTTAATAAGGAGATTTATTGCACTGGTTCTGCGGCTCAGGATGATGCTGTTTTCGGTTATCAGGAGCGTTGGGCTGAATATCGTTATCAGCCGTCTATTATCACGGGTCAGTTGCGCTCTACGTTTGATCAGCCGTTGGATGTGTGGCATTTGGCGCAGAAGTTTAATGCGCTTCCTACGCTGAATAATACTTTCATTGAGGAAAATCCCCCGGTGGATCGTATTATTGCTACGACGGATCAGACGGGACAGCAGTTTGTGGCGGATATGTTCTTCAACATTAAGGCTGCGCGTCCGTTGCCCATGTATAGTGTTCCGGGTCTTGTGGATCATTTCTAATGGGACCGTTAATGTCGGCTATTGCAGGTCCTGTGGCCGGTGCCCTTGTGGGCGGCATAGGTTCTTTATTTGGTGCTAAGTCTGCTGCGGATACGTCGGAGAGGATGTATAAGCATAGGTATCAGTGGCAGGTTAAGGATATGAAAAAGGCGGGTCTTAATCCGATGCTCGCTTTTTCTCAGGGTGCTCCTGTGCCTAATAATCCGGGTGTGCCGGATATTGGCGGTTCAATGTCGCGTGGTGCGGCTGTAGGCGCGTCGGTTGCGGCTCAAAAGGCGTTGTTGGAATCTCAGAAAAAGAATCTGGATGCTGACACGGATCTTAAGGGTACGCAGTCTGCTGCGAATATTGCGAATACTCGTGCGACGTTGGTGAATACTGGTATTGTGGAGCCGCAGTTAGGGTATTCTGCTGTTAATGCTGAGCGTGCCTCTGAAAAGTTGTCTATGGAGGTACAGAAGTTAGGTAAGGAAGCTGAAAAGCTGGATTTGGATATTGAGTCCGGTAATCAGGCGATGTTGTATCAGCGGGAAATGCAGCCGCTGTTAGTTAAGGCTCAGCAGTTGATTAATGAGGCTCATCGGTTGGGATTGTCTGAAAAGGAGTCGGATGCTATGTTCTTCGAAAATATGAAGGGCAGTCCGAAATTTATCCAGATGATTCTGGAGTTTATCAAGCTTGGTAACAGGCGCTAATGTTGCGTCATATTCTGGAGGATTTTGTTATGTGGCCCCGTGCTATTGCGTACCTTGATCTGGCTTCTAATTCTGCGGCCAGTGGTTTGACGTGCCTTGATCCGTCGCGTGCGATTCAGTCTCAGAAAGAGGAGGCTGATATTAATACGATTGTGCGTAATTTTGGAGTTACTGGAAAGTTGCCTCAGGGTGTTCGCGTCCCCTCGTATGGGGATTTTAGCGGCGTTGAGGATTATCAGGAGGCTTTGGCGGCGATTCGTGATGCGGATGCGTCGTTCATGGCGATGCCTGCCAGTGTGCGAGATCGGTTTGGAAACAATCCGGCTCGTTTTGTCGAGTTTTGTTCTGATTCTGCCAATCTTGAGGAAATGCGAAAGCTAGGATTGGCTGTGGCTGCTCCGGTTGCAGAGAATCCGGGCGCGAGCGCGTAGCGCGAGCTTTTAAAAAATTTTTTTTTGCCACAGGAGGTGTGGTTTTTATACAACGGACCTCCGGGGGATGCTAGCTCCCCCGGAGGTTTTTTATTTAGTAGGCTTTGACGTTAGTGATGCGAGGATGCAGGAAATTTGTTTCTTTGAGTTTGGTTGTGACCTCTTCTTTCGCCTTTTCGGCGCTGGTTGATTCGATGACGTATGCTCCGCTGCGTACTGCTCCATTTGTTGCAACGTAGGAGTAGGTAACTTTGTAAAGAGCGGTAGCTGCTGCGGTGGTTTTTTCATTGGCCATTTTCGTCTCCGTAAAGGTTTGCTTCTGCTTTGTTGAGCCACGCTTCGATGATCTGTCTCGTGTCTCGGTATTCATTATAGGGAATGTCTGCTGCTAATGCAAGGGTACTTAGTTCTCTTATGTGATGCTCCCAGGCTTGTCTGTATCTATCTTTGTTGACTGGTACATTTGCCATTGTCGTCTCTGATGTATTGCGCTCATTGCGCGGAATCTATTATACACTGGTTTATGTTTGTGTATAGCTCTATATATTCTATTTAGTTA